GTAAAAACTTACCCGAAAAATTAGTTATAAAATCCAAAGAGTCAGCTAACACCTTAACAATCACTTATCAATACGAACTCAACAGCAATAAAACAATCTCCAAAGTTTTGGTTTCCGAGGTTCAGACAGGCGACTATAACGAGAGCCGAAATTACAGCATTAAATTTGTCTATTGACCTGCTTTAATATTTTAGAGGACAGACTTGTGCAAAAGGGTTAATATATAGACCCTCTGCACAAGTTTGTCCTTTCTATTTACTTGCATAAGTCATAAATTTTTCGTATATTTACATCATAATCAAAGATTTAATAACAACATAAATTTTAGCTAAAATGTATAAAACACCAAAAACAGAATGAAAAATCGGCAAGGAGAAACGGGATGACAATCAAATATCCTACATTGCCAAATCCGTAGCCTATGATGATGATTACGGGGTCTGCCTATTCGTCGGAAGAAAAGAAGATGAAACCGTTCCGTTTACCTTTTACTATTTCTTTGCGTTGGACATCGACCAACAGCAACCCGTAAAAATGACATTCCAAAGACGAGGAAAGAAGATGGTTTCGATGTCTTGTCCGTTGGATAATATAAAAGGAGATATAACGCTAATCATGCCTAACGTTATTGAGTTTTCAAATTCCGCAGATAGCGTAAACCTTTTTGCCGTTCACAACAAGAGCGACGCCGTTAGCTTTACATATACAGCAACGAACGGAACGCAGAAAGATTTCAAATTCCCACTCACGGGTTTCAATGAAAAGTATTTAGAGCAGTTCATATAATTTTTGATGATCGACAAAATTTTTCATAATTTAGATAGATAAAACTACTAAATTCATGAGTAAAGTTGTTTATTTATTAGGTGCAGGTGCAAGTTTCGGCAAACGAATAAGTAAAGCCGAAGAAATAAAAGCAGATAAAAATCATGGCATAATTACGTTTATTAATCCAACTGCTCCTGCATATAAAATTACAGAAGGACTACCTATTGTCACAGAAATACCAGAGAGAATAGGTTACATAATCAAAAAATTGGAAACCATTCAACTCGCAGAATTGTCTGAAAAGACTATCCTTCCTCTCGGTCAATTTGGCGGCATGGGAGTTACATCGGCACGAGAGATGTTTATCAAAGATTTGAAATGGTTACAAGAAGAATGCGCCTCTCATGCCACAATAGATACTTTTGCAAAAAAACTTTGGCTCAAAAAAGAATTTAAACTTTATAAAAAAGTCGAATGTTTATTGGCTATATATTTCATCATTGAACAGATAATCAATAAACCAGATAATCGATATGATACATTTCTTGCCAACATATTAACCTCACAACTGACCATTCCTAACGAAATTCGTATTGTTACGTGGAATTATGACAGTCAATTTGAGATCGCTTATAAAGAATATTTAGATGATAAGTTGGATAAAGATTTGACTACAAATTTGAGACTAATAAGTAGAGGAGATAGTATCCCTCCATTTTTCAATCCCAGTATATTCAAAATAAATGGTTCTGCAACATTTCGAGAGATGAGGTCATTAGGAGCATTTTGCGGAAAAGGCGCAGATCAGGAACTAACCGAATCTATTTTGATTGAATTATTAAATTATTATGTCATAAGTTTAGATAAAGATAATAATTCTTGTAAATTATCCTTTGCATGGGAAGATGATTCTGAAAAAAATAAACAATATTGGCTTAATTTGAAAGGGAATACCCAAGACGCTGTTTCATTAGTGGTAATTGGCTATACATTTCCTTTTTTCAACAGAAATATAGATCGAACATTATTTGATGCTATGAAAAACTTAAAGACGATTTATATCCAAGATCCCAATGCAGAAAATTTAATTCAGAATATTAGACCCGTTCTATCAGATCGTCATTCTCAAACTAAAATTATTCCCTTAACAAATGTTGATCAATTCTATTTACCAGCCGAATTATCAATATAGACCAAACAACAAAAGCTACTGAAAATTGCAGAAAACAGACGAACGGCGAGAGGGGAAAATTTTCCGCCGATTTTCTACCCAATTTCCGTCTTTTTTCATAACTTTAACTAATTACTATTAACCCTGCAACTTGTGTAAACCGCTGTGTAAACCGCAAATATCGAAAGGAGTTTTCTGCAATGGAAATGTGCCCCACAACGCACTCTGACGCACATTTAGCCCATAGCTCAGTTGGTCAGAGCAGCGGACTCATAATCCGAAGGTCGTGGGATCATGCCCCTCTGGGCCCACTTGAAAATCAGCCATTTACACACAGGTAGATGGCTGATTTGTTTTTCATTTACACACAATTTATACACAACTTTGCCGATTTTTAATGCTGTTAAACCTCGATTGACCCCATCCGAAAGGTTTGACTTTACGCGTTTACGCGCGCACATACAGCGAAAAATTACTGAGTCTCGCACGCGCGTAAGGATGTCGGAAAACTCCTCGTAGCCGGATAATACGGCGCAACGTCGATGATACTGTTGTGCCTCCAAAAGGCCAGCAGGGCCAACAACAGCAAACCCAGCCGCCCGGATTGACGGCTGGGGCAAAGTAGTGGTATAATGGAACCTCAATGCTCGGTTGTTATTTTCTCGTGCTCCTCGGCCAACTGCCGTAGCTCGGTATTAAAATCGGCGTTGATCCTCACACGCTCTTTAAGTTGGAACAATATTTCTTTTACCTGCGGGTCCTCCGGTTTTACATCTCCGCTTTCCAATTTGGCGACAAGCTCTTCCCCTCGGCGTATTACTGCTTCTGTTTCCGCCATCATCTTATCGCCCTGTCGTAAAATCTGATCTACATTCATAACGCAATAGTTTTTATCGTGTAAGTTTCATTAACAATCCTTTCGGCTTATGGGCGGGCTTACTCGGCGATACCTGCGCCCCTCGAATGTGTTTTTGCTTCGGATGATTTCGAGAATCACCCGATCGCCGTCGAGAACCATCATCCCGTGCCGGCGTGAATCGCCGCCTTTGGTTCGGTGCTCTACCTCGCATTCGGTTCGGATGCGGACACAGCGGAAGCCTGCGGCCTCGAAAGCCGATCCGATCAGCGACAGGTCGCTGCGTTTGGATACATATACTTGCTTTTTCATAGTGTCAGTTGTTGAAGTCATAGTGTTTGTTCGTCGAAGGGTCGAACGTCGAAAATTCGCCGTCTCTTTCCCATTCCCGGACGGTATAGCGCCCCTTCGGAAGATACCCCGCCCGGCGGACGGCCTCGGCCTCGGTGGGGAATGTCCCCAACCGATAGCCGCCGTATGTCAGTTCATAAGCCGTCATATCTCCGTGTTGTTGTTTAAGTTGCAAATATGCTCCGTCACGCTGTTTATAAATAGTTTCATCACTTCGTCCTGTGCAGCTCCCAGCGCATTGTAGCAATCGCTGTTGATAGTGTCCGAATAGGGGCCGGGGTATATTTTCTCCGTGGTCTTCGAAAGGGCGTCGAACAAATCCGAAATTCGAAGGTAGATAGCCAGATACCCGGCTGATGCGGGGCTTAATTTGGCCTCCTTTACTGTTTCTGCTGTCATAATCGTATGGTTTAGTGTGTCAGTTCAACATCAATTGCAAGGCTTCGGCGATCTCCGGACACTCCCGGCCCGCCCGGTCCCATACGGCGGGGACTTCTGTAAATTCGCTCATCTCGTCGTTGCACAACCGGGCCGAATAGTCAACGAATACCGTGTACCCCTTATGGGTAATTTCGAAACCTTCACTTACACCGTCGCAGTTAAAAGTGATGTAATCGGCCGCCTTGCGGGCCATTGTCCGAATGTCGGACCGGGTTAATTGTTCATTCATATCGTTGTGGTTAATATATTGCTACCAGATTTGCCGACCGAAACGACCGGAAGCCGCCCGCCTCAACGTCGTAATACTTGACCGTTTGCCCGTCGTCGGGTCGCCCTGTTCCCTTGATCAGCTCCGCCGTATCTTTGAGTGTTCCGACAGCCCGGCGCAATGTCCCGTCGGTCTTTTCGTAGGCGAACCGCACGACACCCGCCCGCATCTGTTTTGCAAGTCGGTACAGCTGCCACGATTTCGCAAGGGCAACGGCGAACGCCTTGCCCGTTGTCCGGGCTATCACCCACGCCCGGCGCATAATCATTTGCAAATCGTTTCTTTTCATAACTCGCATTAAATTGTTGGTTTAACTTGTTTTTCGGGTTTGTGGGGCGGTTGTTGAGGCCGCCCCAAGTTGCCGTTAGTCTCCGTAATATGTTCTGCTGTTGCCGTAGTAGTCGGCCGGGATTATCAGCGGGAGCGGATCGAGGGCGGGGCGTGTCGGCTCCTCCATCGGGCGGTTTTCGATTATCGCCGTCATTACCGCCAGTTTCTCGTTGCGCCAAGCCTTGCGCAGGCAAGCCGAAAAGGTCATCGAAGCGTTGGCACGTTTCAGATACCAGGCGTTGCGCATGATCTTCGATTTGTTGTAGGTTGCTTTCATGGTTTATTATAGTTATTGGTTTTATATCTTGATACAAAGATAAAGCTATAAATTTAATTATCCAAATAAAAAATAAAGTTTTTGCTATTATTTTTGCAGAAAAATAAAGTTATAGCTACATTTGTAGCGACACCAAATATTTAAGGCTATGGATATAAAGAGATCAATAAAGGCTAACGGACTAACTGTTAAGGAAGTGGCCGAAAGAATGGGGATAACGCCCGTAGGACTTAGTCAACACATTAACGGAAACCCAAGTGTAGAGGTGCTGGAACGGATTGCCGCCGCTATTGGGTGCGACGTGGGCGATTTTTTTGCCCCTCAACCGACGAACACGATCACCTGCCCGCATTGCGGCAAGGAAATCAAGTTAAACCCCGAAAAGTGAGTATTTGCGCCCGTGTTATTCGGGCGTTTTTTGTGCCATTCCTTAAATGTATTCACTTTTTTTGTGGATATATCAGAATAAAGCGTTATATTTGTCATTGAAAATGATGCGGCACGATGTTTATAGAGTTTGACAAAGAGTATTTGCGGGAACTGTTCGAGCAGGGACGCACGGGCGACAAGAAGCACCGCTACCAGCCCGAGGTGATACGAGGATATTACAAGTGTGTCATGCTGTTGAAACGGTCTGCAAACGTTGAGGAGTTATACCGGATCAACTCGTTAAATTACGAGGTTCTGCAAGGTGATAAGGCCGGTATATCATCGGTTCGGATCAATCGCAAATACCGCCTTGAATTTACCGTAAGGGAGGTAATGAACGAACAGATAATAACCGTATGCCGATTGTTGGATATTAGCAACCATTACAAGCAGTAGCGATATGGAAACGACAAAGAAAATTTACGCACCGCATGAATTGATATGCGCCGAACCGATCCACCCCGGAGAAATGCTCAAAGACGAATTACAGGCACGGGGCATATCGCAACGGAAATTTGCCGGTATCATCGGGATGCCTTACACGGCCTTTAACGAGATTATCAACGGGCACCGACCGATCACGACCGATACAGCATTGAAAATCGAGGCGGCAACGGGGATAACAGCCAATTTGTGGATAGGCTTACAATCTGACTACAATATGCAGACCGCCCGCCGAGACACCGGACTGTCGGCGGTGCTGGATCAGATACGCAAAGCGGTTGCGGTACTGTAAAGGTCGGGCGAAAGCCCGACAGAATAACTGTTGCGGTAAACTTATCAAAGTGGAGAAGGGAGAATAGTAACGGAGACGCCGGCGCATTACATATATTTCTATCCGGGGTTGCAAGGTTGCACCCCTATATAGGGGATGCAACCTGCAACCTAAGGTATATAGACAGAAAACTATGGAATTACAACCTATCCAAAGCAAGATATACGAAATACGAGGCCAGCGGGTAATGCTGGACTTCGACCTGGCCGAACTCTACCAAGTGGAGACAAAGCGGCTGAAAGAGGCCGTAAGGCGCAATATTGAGCGTTTCGAGGGCGACGATTTTATGTTTGTACTCTCGGAAAAAGAATATGAAATTTTGAGGACGCAAATTGCGACCTCAAGTCTAACATCACAAAATGCGTCCTCAAATTGGGGTGGCCGCCGCTATCTGCCATTTGCTTTTACGGAAATGGGTGTCGCAATGCTTTCGAGCGTCCTGCGTAGCGAGACGGCTATACGGGTAAATAGGGCCATTATGCGGGCTTTCGTAGCGATGCGCAACTACATCACCACAACAACCCAAATCACGGCAGAATTGGCCGAAATTCGGGCAAAACTGGCATTACTGGAACGAGCTGATGCAGACAATGCCGAAGCGGTCAGCGATCTGTCGGAGGATATGCGCAAGGAACTCGATAACATCTACCAAGCCATCGCAGCATTGTCGATCAAAGTGCCGCAAGCTCGCAAACCCTCCCAGCCGATAGGGTTCAAGCCGACAACAAAGAAATAGCCGATTTGGCGGCTTTTATTCTTTGGGGCGACAAGTTTCCATCCGCCGGGAGATCGTCGAAATTTAGGCATTCCAGAACGCAAATACGCTCGATAAAAGACAAAGAGAGCCGGGAATTGTCCCGGCTCTCGTCATTTCGTCGTTATTCGGTGGCGTGCATCATCACACGCAGCGTGCCCCGTCATTCCTTTACTGCTACTGTCATTTTGCCGATGGACTGGATGATCTTGGCAGCTTCGGGATCGAGGACCACGGAAATAGGTTGCGACGGGGCCGTTATCGCCTTGCCGTTGGTTGTCACATCCTGGCGGTCGGCAAGATGAAGGACACGGGCAACGATTCCCGAATCGTACTGCCCACATAATGCGCCCTCCAACTGGTCCGCCTCGATAGCCACTCGCACGTGCGTAAGGAGGTCAGAAAATTCCTCCCTTGACTCATATTCATAGAAATTTTGCCTGCTGATCTTTGCAAATTGGCAGAATCCCACTAATGTCAGGGGACGCTGTGTTGGAACGGGAATTATTTCCCCTGCTGAAACCTTGTTGATGTAAACCGGATTCGCTTTCACCCATTCGACATACTCTTCGAACTTGGCTTCAAGAGCTTCTGGGGTATATGCACGAGGGCGGCCCACTTTCTTATTAGGGGTATTCATGTTATTATTCGTATTTTTTTCGACCTAATTTTCCGAGGCTGTTTTGAACCTTGACCCGCTTCTGCCCCTTGTTGATGTCAACCACCGAAACAATGGGCGCCGGCATTTCAAGCATAGCTTCACGGATCATCGCTTTCATCCCTCTCATTCCGTCGTTGCGCTGGGGAAGATTCGATACCTGGATGGCGTTTCCGCCGCTTGCCACGTTCATGGCCGAGAGCATTGCGCCCCAGTCGTTGACAGCCTGGGCGGTCATCACAGCTTCGCCGTTGGATAACATTGCGGGGATGCTGTCCGAAGTTCCGGTGCCCGGGCCCGTGACAAGGCCGCCGGAGGCGTATCGGTATTTACTTCTTTCTTCTTCTGCGGAACTGTTGAGCGATTTAATTTGCGTTATTATGGTCGTAATGGTCGAAATTGCAGCTACCGCCCCGGCAATACCATCCCAAACGGTAGCGGAAGATGAAAATGCTTTGTGTAACGCCGTTCCCATCGCAGCGGCCGATTCGGCGATTGCCAACATTGCGACAACCCCCGCATCAGCCCCGGCGGCTTCGGCAAGTTCTTCCAACGCACCGACCATCTGCTGTGCGCTTTGAATAGACATCTGCGTTTCTTTTTCTTGCAACTCAATACCTTGCAGTTGTATGTCGTTGACCTGCTGTTTGGCTTCTGCAACGGCCTTTTGTGCGTCAAGTTCAGCATTACGCCATTCCAAAACACCGCCATAGAGAGCCGTATATGTTTCCTCACTCATTGATTGTATTTCGGAAAGTTTATTTTGTGCAGCATCCATTTGTTGCTGCGCAATATCCATTTTGGCGGCATTTTTCTCAATATCCTTGTTCGGATCGGATGTGTGTAGAATGTCATAATTAGGTAACTGTGCTTCTTTTTGGCGGATAGTCTGCAATTTATTTTGTGCATTAAACCGCATTTTGATCCTGTTCTCCGCATTGCGGGCTTCTTCCTCGAACTCCTTATCGCTCCAACGCTGGCGAATTTCGGATTCTTCCTTATACCTGCGTTCCTCCATATTCAGGATTAGCTTGTTTATAGCTTCCCGAGATTCCGCAGTCAGCGTTTTGTCGTATTTGAGTTTGTTTTCCAACTCCTGACGTTCCCACGAAAAGCGAAGCCGGGAAAGTTCCAGGTCTTTTTCAAGGCTCGCTTGTCTGAGTTCAAGAATGGATTTTGATAATTGCTTCTCTAAATCGAGCTGTGTCTTGGCGGCTTGTCGTGCTATTTTATTCGCAGCCTCTTGCGCTTTCTCATTCGTTCGTCCAAGTTCTTTTAAGCGTTTGATCTCATTCTCAACAGCTTCGGCCCTTTTATTCCGTGAAATGATTTCGTCCTCCGTGGTTGCGATCTCCTTGTTTATATCGGCAAGTTCTTGTTCCTTTCGCTTGATTAAATCCTTGATGGCCTCCCCTTGCCCATTGATGTCATCTGTACTGATCTTGTACATATCCATCAATGTTTTCATCGCTATTTTGTTTGCAGAAAGGGCTTCGTTATACCGATCCGTAGCATCTCGCACTTTATTCAGCGTGCTTTCCAGTTCATTGGAAACCTCTACATATTCACTCACGACCGGACGGTTCCCGGCCATAGTCGTCCGAGTTTTTGTAGTGTTCTCATTGAACATCCGGTATATTTCCTGCGCACGCTCTTTCAATTCCGGAATTTCACTATTTAACCCGGCACGAAACTCGGTAAAATAAGCGATCCCGGCCTCCCGGCCGAATTTTTTAATAAACTTATCCTGCACGCCTTCGAAGGCTTTATCCATTGCCTCGCCGTATTCTTCGGAGGCATTGGCATTGGATTCTTCCAATCCTTTAGCAATAGCTGCCGCCGTAATACTACTTGCAAGGGCATCATAAGCCGCCTTTTGGTCCTCCAAATTCCGTATCTCCTCCTTTTGGTTGGAAAGATAATCCTCGTATTTATCCTCTATGACTTTGCGGGCGGCGGCATATTCGGCTGTACCCTTTTTTGCCTCACGGAGGGCGTCAAACTCCCGCTTCAACTCTGATCGGCTGTTTTCAATGGCCCGGTTGAGGTCTTGCGTATATTGAGCAACATCCGACAACGCATCACCTGCGCTAAACAATCCCTTTACCCACGTTCCGATCTCCTTGCCGAAAGCTGTCAACAGGGTAATGCCCACAACCAAAGCCGTCTGCCAGGAAAAGATGGACGAAATAACCTGCCGGAACACCGGGATAGTCATTTTCCCTTCGGCTCGCAACGCTTTATTATTGGCCGAAGCTCGCTTCAGTTCATCGGCAAGCATCGGCAGGTTGTTGGAAATCGCCAGAAAAAATTGCTGGGCGGACATCGTGAGCGACGGGAGTTCCCGGGCTACTTGTTGCACCTGGAAAGAAAGCGGACTAAGCGCACTTGCATAATTGCCGACATTGGACCGGAAATTCAGCAAATCCTGCTCGGCCTTGTTCACCTCCGTTTGCATATTGCGGACCTGTTCGGCCATCTTCATTCCTTTTGCCGATTTGCGATCAGCTTCGGAGAGCGCATAATACTCTTTTGCCAACTTCGAAATATCGCTCCGGAGTTTATTAACGGAGCCATCGAGTTGCGCTTCCTTCTTGACCTGCTCGTTAATCTGCTTCATGTATTGACGCTGCGCATCGGTATTATCCCGAATTACGGCTTTATACTGGGCCATCTTCTCGTAATAGTCTGCATCCTCTTTCTTGAGGTTCTTAATAGACTGCCGGGTCTCATCTATCACCTTTTGCGCTTCAGCCCAACTTTTGATAAGTTTCGAGTATTCGATCTCGATTGTGATGATCTTGTGAATGGAATCCTGTGCCATACTTCTCTATATGGATTAAATAGTCAATAATTATTTCATGCTGATCCAGCGCTCCGTGTCATAGGTTATTCCCCGCCTATGCTCGTCCGGTAGGATCGGCTGGGTGGCAGATATGCGCCCCCATTTACCACCAAGAAAATAGGGACCTTTCGATTTGGAGATCTCAACGCCGCATAAACGTCCGTCATGTCCGAACAGTTTCAAAACCGTCGCATTGTCGGTCGTAATGCTGGCGCCCTTTGCTGGAACCGATATTTGCCGGATGGCATTGATCTGGCCGTCTCGATTTCTCTGATATACAACGGCGACTAAACGCTGCGGGACACGCCCCGCCAAAGGCGCAAGACGGCCCAAGAAGCCATCGCCAGGGCAATCCACGTATTGCAATGATATGACGTATTTCCCTAAACGAATTTGCCAATCGTCAGATCCTCCGGCGGCGATTTGATTCCGGATGCAATACTCCGTGTAGATTTTGGTTTCTTTTTTCATAACATTTTAATATTTAATAGTTTATCTTTTATTGCGAACCTCTGTCTGCGTTCGTACTCCTCGCACTTACGGCGGGTACGCTCCAGCAACTCTACAAGTTCTTTCTTATTCAATCCTATTGTCAGCGTGCTGTCGTCCCGCTGGCCACCCCTTCGTTTTTCTTTCGGTCTTGCTCTGCTCACTTCCCCGTTTTTTTTCGTACTTTTGGCTTGTCGAGAACCAAAGTGCGGGGGAACAGTTTACGGCCCTTGCTTTCGAGGATAGGCGGGT